ACTCTGCGAGTTGCACTCCCGCTCGACCACTGCCGAGCGCACCCAAAGCTGTCTGTTGATCTCTAATCTGTTGTTCTTGTATTGCTTTATTACGATCAAACTCTGCTAATGTTGCATCAATCACTTGTGATTGATATGGGGACATAAATTGTTGTGTTTGTTGTGTTGTCATTGCACCTGTAGGAATTCCACTTAATTGTCCAAGAGCCGTGCTTCCTAGACCAGCAGCTACTTGTGCTCCTGTTTCTGCTCTTTGTAAAGCTGGTGCAAAAGATCCTACTCCTGATTGTGCTAAAGTCTGTGCTTGTCTTTGTAATGCATCTTGTTGTGCTACTTGTGGTGCAAGACCTGCTAAACTTTGTTGTCTCGTTGTAAATTGTCTAGCCGCACTTTGTCTTGCTGCAAAATCTTCAGCAGACTCACCAGGTTGTCGTGAGATACCAGCAAGTCCTGTTGATACTACGGGTACACCCGATTGTGCTACTACTTGTTTTGCTAAATCTTGACCTAAATCTTGTACGAATTTTGCAGGTAAATTTTGTACGACTTGTGTTGCCATTATATTACTTCCTCTAATCTCTGTGCTGTTTGAAACATTTTTCTTGCGCCATCCATGCCTTGCGATTCCTCAGATACTTCACCTCCGGCTTCGAGGTTTTTCATCATGTTATACATGACTTCTGCGCCTTTGTCTACACTGCCATCGCCAGCATTTCTAACAGCGTCAGCAGTAAATACAAATTCATTCTTAGATAGTCTAGCAGGCACATCGTCAGCTCTTTCCATTCTACCCATATCTACAAAACCACCTGTCTCTCTATAGTCTTTTTCTTTGCCTCCCATATCTAATAGTGGCATCGTCTTTTTAGCTACTGGTTCTTTAGATCCTTCTTGATAACCTAATCTCATCATGCCACCATCTGCTACGAATCTTCTTGCTAGATATTTATTAGGATTAGCTCTTATTTCTGCTATGTCTATACCAGTTTCATCTGAAATTTGTTGTGCTTCCTCTTCTTCTTGTGGTGTTAGAAATCCTGCTAATGCTGATACTCCTAATATAGCAGATCCTATTCCAAGGTTAGCAAATGGTCCAGTTCTAGTTGCTGCCGCACCCGCGTCTGCAACTGATTTAGCAAGACCTAATTTTTGAAGAGCGGATTTAGGTCCAAAAGTGCCGAATATACCTTCTCTTGCTCCAAACATTGAACCTTTAGCAGTTCCAAGTAAACCACCAAAATTAGTTCCTGGTATCCCAAAACCAGCAGTATATAATAATGCAGCTTTACCTATCGGTGACTTTGCGATCTTCTTGACCGTTCTTGTAACTTTTTTAACAAGTTTACCTAGACCATACATCTGCCTTGCAGATTCAAAATCAAACTCACCACCCACAACATCACTGTTCATGATACCACCATCAGCTCTAAATCTTCTAAATAAACCCTCATCTTCTTCTGTTGTATCTGTTCCTTGGTCCGTGTCGCCTGATCCCATGTTAAATGTTGTATCTACAGGTAGAATTGTATTACTGTCATTGTCATCTCCACTCATGATAGGATTACCAGCGGCATCTATCTTACCTGCCATTCTATCTCTCATGTAATTTTTATATCCTTGTGCATTTGCGCTATATCTAGGATCATTAAGTCTACCTCTTGATTTTAATCCTCTAAAATAATCTACATTTTTATTTAACATAAATTGTCTAGGACCTTTAAATGCATCCAACAACATGCCTCCCAAACCAGGTAAACCACTGTCTTTAACTATTAAAGTTTCATATGGTTCTTGTGCTTTATCTTCTGCTAATAGTTTTAAAGTTTGATTTGCTTGATAAACTTCTCGTGCTCTATCTAAATCTGAATCTCTCCCAACATTTTGTCCACCTTCAAACCCAGATCCTTTTGATCCTGGTGCCTCTTTTCCTTTGCCTCCCCCAGAACCTCCTGGCCCTCCACGATAACCACCAACACCACGATATCCAGGTCTTTTTTTACCTTCCATCGGTGGGTTTACGAGTTGTTTGTATTGCTGTGCGTTTGTTATGGCCATTATATTATCTTATTTGGTTTTTCCTAATAAATCAAGACTAGGCATTATCACTGTTACATCTCTTTGTATGTCTTCTTCTGGTATTCCCTTTAATTTCCATTCTTCTTCAGACATGTATTTTTCGCCTGTCTTTTTATTTTTTATTGTTTCTATTATCTTTTGTGGTTTTAACTCTATCATTACGCTGTTACCTCTCTTGGTTGGATTTCTAAAACAGATGCTATAACATGTAATTCATTGGCATCTGATGCCTGTAGTTTTAATATTTCATTCTCTTGAACCACAAGAGGATGTGTTAATAACTCTGTTGTAGTATTGGTATCTACTGCTTTGGTTTTAAATAAACTAAATATATTAGATGATGCATCAACTAACGTTACATCTAAATTACAACTAGATCCTGAATCGTTTGATACTAATAATGATTTTACTACAGCCGTTTTTGCAGCAGGTACTGTGTAAAGTGTTGTTAAGTCAGTTGTAGTTAAATCTACCTTTTTATTTATAAAACTATTAGCCATTAATTTATAAAGAAGTTAAATGCTTCTACCTCATCTTTTAAGTCTTGTTGATACGTTGTATTAAGTTTTTCTACAATCGCGTCCAAATCTCTAGTTTGAGCTTCAGCAACTGTATAGTCATATTCTTGTGCAGGTCTAGTTATAACTTGTGCTATTTTTGCCATTATGCTTTTTTCACTCCCTTAATCTTACCTTTGTTTTTGGTAGCATAAAAAACTTGTTCACCACGTTTTTTACCATATTGTTTTTTCATAGATTTCATTATCTTTTTACCTTTTTTTGTTAGTGGCATTATCTTCTCCCGTCTGGTTGTATATCTAATCTAAAGGTTCCTAATTTCCAACTTTGAGCTGTTGATGTATTTTGTATTTTTAAGGCGACGGCTCTGGCTCTTGCACGTGTATCTACTTTTTGTGTGCCACTTGTAATATCAAATGGACCTAATGCAGAACTTGCGGCTGTGTCATTTGGAAAATTTCTTAATTCTAATGTAACTCTAGTTGTCCCTGTTTGAGCTATAAAGTCTGGTATAAATCTTCTTATCTTCATTATAAACTCACCATCTCCTCTAAATGTTGCAACACCTGTTGATTGTCCTGTTGCAGCTCTTTGTTGTGTAATGTCAAAATCTCCAGAAGTTATATTTGCGGCAATCGCAGTGATAGTTCCATTTCTATTTTGATCTGTCCCTGTTTCGTGTTCATAGTAGCTTGTTCTACCTTCTGTGTTGCCCACAACATCAAAAGATGAATCTGTATCTGCATCGTATTCTAATGCATGTGGTAATCCAAAGACAGCAGAATCACGCCACATAGTTCTAGCAAGTGTGCCTACAGTCCATACCGGTCTTTGTGGTGATGAATCAAAATAATTATATGTCACCATTTTATTTACAACAGCTGATGAAGATGATGGATAGAACCATGTAACTTCACCAAATAGGTTATTTAATCCTGCAGATATCATTTGATTTCCAGAATCAATATTTATATCATCGTAAACATGATCTTCTACTAAACAAGGTAATGATTCTAATTTACCAGCATATCTAAAGAAACCATTCTCTGACATCCAATACGCAGCACCATCAACTTCTACACATGCGTTCTGTCCTGTTAGTCCACAGTTAGTTCCAACCTGTGAAAAGGCAAACGTAAAAGGTTGACCAACAAAACGTTGTGTAAATAAAGCTGTGTCAGTCCAAACATAAATCGCATCTCTACCACGAATAGCTCCTCTGATCTGTGATCCGTCGGCCAGTCTTTGTGTACCAGCTGTATTAGTTGCAGTAGGTGTATAAGTATTAATATCCTCCTGATCAGAGAATCTTATAAACATATCATCCTGTGTAGACGCATCTCCGATAGTTGTTTCTGTTCCAAAGAATACCAAGTGACGATCCGGTGTTGATACAATCATGTGTCTTGATGCTGTTGGTGCACCAGTTATAATTGTTGCTCTTGTATCTGTAGCTGTTGTTAATGAAGAGTCCCATTGAAATACAGCACCATCATGAATTAAACAGATAGCCTTATCACCAAAGTTATCTATGGACCACATTCCTGGTTCGAGGACCAAGTCTCCTGATGCAGCTTCACCCCATGCAACATAATCAGATGAGTCAGTTACTGTTGCACCACTGGAGTGCGAAGATCGCGTAGAGTTTCTAACAGCTCTTGTTATACCAGTTAAATTATTTCCAGAAACACCTGTGTAAGATATTTCTTCATTTCCAACTTGAATAAAATTTGTTCCTGAATCTGGAAAGTTAGTTGTGCTAGTTAATGTAATGGATGTTCCTGATCCACCTGTACCGTTAGCATCATCTAATAAGGCTCCATTTAAAGTTGTAGTAATTGCAGAAGTATCTTCACCTCCCCAAGATCCTAATCCCCATCCAAAACCTTTTGCCTGTACAGCCGGACCAACAGTATAATATTTTTGCACTCTAATACCTCCAGATGTTGTCGCTCCAGATCCTGTTTCATTAGAGGGCATTGTAATTGTAAGAGTGGTTGTCGTTGGTGTGCTTGCAACCATGAATTTTTTACCATCAAAATCTGAAGCACTAAAATTAGAATTAGTGATTGCTGTAAAATTATCTAAAAGAAGTATATCTCCAGGAGCTGAGTTATGAGCAACAGCGAAAGTTAGTGTTACAGTTGGTTGTCCATTGGTAGTGCTAAATGCATTTGTAAGTGTGGTTGTTGTTTGAATAGGATGTATGTCATAAAATACACCTCCAGAAAAAGCGTATAAAATTCTATTTGTTCCTATGATAGCATATCTTCTTCCTAAACTATTAATAAAATGATGAAGGCCTCTTCCAGCTCCTGTTAACTCATTTTCGTTTTGAGTTCCTAATTGATTCCAACCACCTATTTTTTCAGGTGTCCCATATCTAAAACGCACATTATCGCAGTCTATCCACTGACCCTCTGCTCCTGTGGGTGTAATTTGTTTGTTAATACCGGGTTGAAATCCTATCTTTTGTAGCATATAGTACCATATATAATAATTTTATAGAGAATGAAAGTAACAATATAATGGTAGAAACATATGACAATATACTACCAAAATCAATAAATAAGTTAATCCTTGCGGAGTTATGTAACTCTTGTAGGTGGAGGTTAGCTTTTGATAAAGGTCCTAGAGATATTTATGTTGATATGCTTTTAAATAAAGTAGAAAAAGATTTTGGTTGGAATATGAGAAGTTATCATCTTACAGAACACTACGATGAAAATGTTAAATTAAATACATGGGCAGAAACAATATTTCACAGTGTTCTTGAAAAAAGTAAAAAATTTATTAATCCTATACCTGTGAGATTTAATTGGAATTATTATAACAGATGCTCTACAGGTAATTTTCATACTGATAGTGATGACACTAATTTTTATTCTATCTTATATAGTATTCATGATACTGATGGAGGGATAAAAGTAAAAGATGATTTTTATAAAGATATAGAAGGGGAAGCTAAATTGTTTCCTAGTTACATTGAACACAAAGGAGTTGGTCCGACAAACAGTGTTTTAAGATTTAATTTAAATATTGTTTTTAAATGTGATGCAGTAATAAAATGATTAAAATAAAAAATACAGATAAACTTTCAAATAATGCTTCGTCTCTTTTTGTAAGTTATACAAGAGGAGTTCAGATTAGTTGTGGAAATTATCCTTACGTAGAGGATTTAAATAATCTTATAATCACTATAAAAAATTCTTTATTAGAAAGTGAGTATTGTGCAACCAATGTTTTAGGTGGCAAAACATCTTGGACATTGTTTAATGAAGATCCATTATTTTTAAAATTTTTAACTTGGTTTGTTAATAAGCATCAATCTAGTAATCCTTGGTTACAATATTTTACTGAAAGAAGACACATACAAAACTCTTGGGGAAATGAACTTAAAAAAGGACATTGGGTTAATATTCATGAACACAATGAACATCACGGCATATTGTATCTTACAGAAGGATCTCCTTTAATCTTACCAGAATTAGATGTTGAGATTACTCCTCAACCAGGTGATTATTATTTTTTTCCTCCCCTTATAAAACATTACGTTGATGTTATTCAAGAAGATGGACCTCCTAGATACTGCGTAGTTTTTAATCTAGTAGAAAAACAAAATTGGGCTAAGAGACAAGAGATAAATAAATTAAACGGAGACTTTGTAAAATAATATGGACATAAGAGATGCTATAATTCAATTGGATAATTTGTTTAATAAAGATTTAGGTAATAGAATAATTAATTATATTAATGATGCTGAATTAAAACGTATGGGTGTAGGTAAAAAAGTAGGTCATGTAGAAAAAGATACTAGAAATGTTAAGGGTAGAACATTGATGAATGATGAGAGTGTGAAAAAAAATATGAGCGATTTTGTTTTCTTGCAAGCAATTAATGATGAAATATTTAGAGCATTGCCAAATTATTTATTAAAATTTCCAAACATAAATATAGAAAAATTAATTCAAACAGATTTATTAAAATACCCTGTTGGTGGAAAATATGAAGTTCATTTTGATTCTTTCTTATACGCCCCTAGACATTTAAGTTGTATAATAAATTTAAACGATGATTATGAAGGTGGTGAGTTATGTTTTTACGATGGGTCATATAAAGAAGTAATTTTAAAATGTGATTTAAAAAAGAACAGTATGATATTTTTTCCAAGTAATTTTGTATACCCACATAAAATTAATCCCATTACCAAAGGACATAGATATAGTATAGTTTCATGGCTAGCATAAAAGATAAAAAATATATTTTAATTCCTAATTTCTTTTCTAAAAAAGAATTAGAAATACTACAACCTTATTGTAAAAATAGAGTAAGTGGAGGTATGAGTTTTGATGAACAATCACCTTTTGCTCCTGCATATTATAAAGACCCTTTAATGGATTCTTTTTTAAATTTAAAAAAACCTTTGGCAGAAAAAATATCTAAATTAAAATTACATGAAACATACGCGTATTGGAGATATTATATACATGGATCTATTTTAAAAGATCATAAGGACAGACCTTCTTGTGAGATAAGTATAAGTGCATGTATAAATAATTGCGGCACTAAATGGCCTATACATTTTGAAAAAAATTGGATAGATATGAAAATTGGAGATGCTGTTATGTATCTTGGCTGTGAAATATCACATGGAAGAAAACCTTTTAGAGGGATAGAGAATGCACAAGTGTTTTTTCATTATGTTGATAAGAACGGTCCTTATAAAGATTATAAAGGAGACACTAGAAAATGACTGAACTAACAACAGGTCTTTGGACTATAATAAAAAATAACAAGGGATCTATATTAAGAACTATAGTTTATACCATAGGTCACTTTGCAATCGCAATAATATGCTTAATGTTAATAGCAGATGTAACTTTTTTAATAGCACTAACAGATGCTATTGTTGAGCCATTAGCTAATTCTGTTTGGTATTTTATATTAGATAAATGGTGGACAAGTAAAAGATGAAAAAGAAAAAATTATTAAAAAGAGTACAAGATATAAAAGATTTTATTGGAATCTATGATGGCTATATTGATGAAAAACTTTGTAAAGAAATATTAAATCTTTTTAAAAGAGAAGATAGTTTTAATAGAGTTTTTAATAGACAAACTTATCACGCTGTAAATAAAAACCAAGTAAGTGATAAATCTGCAAATATTTGGAGAGATAACATTCATGCTTTTAGACCAGAAGAAGTTGAGTTTATAACTATTAATTTAAGACAAGCTTTAGATCATTATTTAGAAGAAACAAATATATTAGAATATTATAAACCTTTTAAGAGTGTTGATTTTACCTCTATCAAAATACAAAAAACATCGCCTGGTCAAGGATACCATGTATTTCATGTTGAAAGAAAACCAAATGATTCTGTATCCGATGCTAGAATGTTAGCTTTTACAATTTATTTAAATGACGTTAAGGGTGGAGAGACAGAATTTTTATTTCAAAATAGAAGAGTAGTTCCTAAAACAGGAAGGATTGCTATATGGCCTGCAAACTTTCCGTATGTTCACAGAGGAAATCCACCTTTAGATAAAGACAAATATATAGTTACTTCTTGGATGTTATTAAATTAAGCTGATGTATAGCTTGTAGGTCTTGCACCTATTCTTGCAATTTTTTCTGCTTCAGTTTCTTGTCTGACACCACCTTCTGCACTTTCATCTGCTACATCATAGTCATTATTATCATCCCATGCTGCTTGTATATTAGTAAGATGTTGTGCATCAAATCTATTTATAAACTCTGTTCTAAAATCACCTAACACACCAGCATCGTATGCTCCATTAGGTTCATTATTTTTATATTCTACTTGATCATTATCTACATCATCGTCTGTAAATTGAATTGCATGAATATTATCGAATTTTGCTTGTGACCAAAAAGAGTCATCTTCTATGTATACGACACCAGGATTTGCAAAAGAAAAATCCTCTGTTTTTTTTAAAATCTGTTTATCTACTGGTACTACTGTCCACATTCCGTGTTTTGACATTTTTTTCTCCTTATGTTTTGATAATATATATCAGAGTTAAGTATGGTTGTAAAACAGAATTTGCAGCTCCTGAAAAGGTACAAGAAGCTGTGTGACTGTGTGAGCCTCCACCACCAGCAGGAGGTGAAGCAGTCTCTGATCTATCAAATTGAGCACTAGGATTTCCAGCACCCACACCTGTATTATAACTGTGAGAGTGAACAGGCATCTCTCCACCAAGAACAGAATGATTACCCGTTCCTCCACCTACGTTTCCAGTAGATGCTACGGTATTTGCCCCTCCTGTAGAGGTTAAACTTTTTGCTGGTGAATTAGCTACACAACATCTATCTGTTAAGTTTGGTAGATTAAAAGTGGAAGATCCATCACCAACTCCATAGTCCGTACCTATGACAGCAAATAAACCTGCATAAGTTGATCTTGATACAGCTGCACCATCACATTCTAAAAATCCAGAAGGAACACTAGCATTTGTCCATGGTACAATTATTCCTGTATTTACACCTTGCAAACCTGTTAGATTTGCTCCAGAATAATCATATTTAGTTGCTTCGTAATTAGCCATCTTTTCTCCTAAGTCTTAATAATATATTTTATTGTTAAAAACGGTTGTAACACAGAACTAGCAGTTCCGCTAAAAGTTAATGCTGCTGGGTGATCGTGTGCTTGACCTGCTCCATCATCTCCACTTGTTACAGGGTTATTTGGTGCTCCAGTAATTGATCCAGACATAAATCCACTATTACCATTTCGTCCATAAGTAACTGCAGTATTTCCAGGACTTGGGTGAGAGTGAGATGCAATTGTTGGAACTGATAAGGTAGTATTACCTACAGTCCCTGATACGTTTCCTGAAGCTGACACTGTATTTGCTCCACCAGTTGAGGCAAGAGCTTTTCCAGGAGATCTTCCCAAAACTACTTTATCTTCTAAATTTGGTAAATTAAAAGTTGATGAACCGTCTCCACTTCCATAAGTTGTTCCTACGACACCAAATAAATCTGAGTATGTTGATCTTGAGACAGCTGCGCCGTCACACTCTAAAAAACCAGTTGGTAAACTAGCATCAGACCACGGCACAATTAAACCTGTATTTACACCTTGAATACCTGTTAGGTTTGCTCCGTCAAAATCATATCTAGTCGCTTCATAATTTGCCATAATATTTTCCTACGTCTTAATGACATACATTAATGCCATATATGGTTGAAGTACAGAGTTAGTTCCACCTGAAAAACTCAAAGATGTTAAAGGGTGATTATGTGCACCTCCACCACCAGTGGTATTTGTATTAAATGTTGTAGTTGGATTTCTAGCAGCTGATTGTCCCATACCCATAGTATTTTGAATACCAACTGCTTGATTTCCAAAAGAATTTGGGTGAGTGTGGTTTGGTAATTCTGGAGTAGTAAGAGTGTGGTTTGCTAAATTTCCAGATACAGTTCCAGTTTGAGCCACAGTATCTGCTCCACCAGTAGATGCCAAAGACTTTCCTGGTGATTTACTTACAACAACTGAATTTTGCAAATTTGGTAAATTAAAAGTAGATGATCCATCACCACTTCCATAAGTAGTTCCTACCACTGCGAATAAATCTGAGTATGTTGATCTTGAAACTGCAGCACCAGTGCATTCTAAAAATCCTGTGGGTGCAGATGTTGTTGTCCAAGGAATGATGATTCCTGTGTTTACACCTTGTACATCGGTAAGGTTAGCACCATCAAAATCATATCTAGTTGCTTCATAATTAGCCATGGATTATTTCTCCATGTATGTCCAGCCTACGTTTGAACCAGAATAAACTAATCCAAAACCTGCGCCTTCAGTATTAACCACTAGGTCAGCTGATGTGTTAGCTATTTTAGAACTGTTTCTACCAACAGTCAATGCGTTACTATCGAAAGTGTATCTTGAATCGATAAAGTGAACTTCATCACCCACTGCTGGGGATGCTGGTAGGGTTATTGTTACGGCTCCACTATTTGTATCTACAAATAATTTTGCTCCTGCTTGAACCGTTTCACTCGCAGTTACGGTTCTCCATTTTCTGTATTCGTTTGCTTTTACTACATTAGTTCCATCAGCATATAAAACATAACAATTGCCTTCACATAAAAGGACACCTGTTCCAGATGCAGTTTTAAAAGTTAATGTATATCCCGCGTGATCAGTTCCATCTATTACGTTATAAACTTTTTCTATACTATCAGGACATGTAACAACTCTGTTAGCTGCTAAAGTTCCAGTTAATTTTATTGTAGCATTTCTTGCATTTGAGACTGTTGCATCAGACATAGCAAGAGTAACATCAGATGATGCTGCACTTATTTCTTCATAACCTGCAACTGCTTGTTGTACTAAGTTTAAATTGTTATTAGTTTTTGTTCCCCAAGTACCGGCGTTTTCACCAGTAGCCATCAGCTCTAGTTTCAGATCTGTTGAAAATGTTGAAGCCATAATATTTATCTCCTGTTATGCAGCGTCAGTATAACTTGTATTTGATCCCGTTGCAACATCTGTATACGATGAATTTGACCCAGTGTCAACGTTTGAATATCCTTGAATTCCAAAGCGTGAAGCAGTGCCAAATGCAGCTACAGAAGCTGTTAAAGGTAGACCTGTTAATTCTATATCAAAAGTAGAGCTAATTGACAACCCTGTTCCAACATTAGAAGTAGCAGATTGTCCTGTGATTCCCATAACTTGATCTGCAGGATCTATTGATCCAAC